CATGATCATGGCATCGACAAGAAGCTTCCTGTTGGTTAGTGCTGTATTGGCTGTGGTGTGGTTGATCGAGCCAGCGTAAGCACCAGATCCAACTCCAATGTTGGCAACACGAACAACGTAACGCCAGTCACGAAGTGTCAAGCCTACATCCCAACGATAGTGAGAACGGTAGGCTTCCATGCGACCACCACCATAGCTAGAGGAATCGGCAGAGTTGGCGTTCTCAACAGTTACCTGACCCTTGTCTTCCATGTAGAATCCGGCATTTGATCCCTTGGGATAGATTGCATGGCAGGTGTTCGGACCCCATACAACAAGCCAAGCAGACTCATAGCCACATGAAGAAACAGCAGAAGCTTGTCCAGCAAGGTTGCTATGACCAATGACGTTAAACGCATTGGCAGAACTATAAGACTGACCAGTCAGGCTTAGTGTATTGTAACGAGGAGCAAGCCCAGTGAAGGTAGCGGAGTTTACGCCCTCATCTCCGTAGAACACGCTACGAGCCATTTCCTGACTCATTGCCTCAAGGAACGCACGATCTTCCGACAGACGGAAGGCGGCACTGTTCCCATTGAGATCAGCAAGAGCCTTGTCCACTTCAGCATAAGCCTCAAGCATACCGCAGGAGTCAGTAACCTGAGCGGTTGTTGACTTGGTAGGCATAACGCCACCGTACAGCTTGCGCCATGTCGGAGCGGGAAGCCCAGTGCGGATAGTGGTTCGGTTACCTGTGGGCAGGTTACCTTCAATGGCAGTCATGTCATTGAGGATTTCATTTGTCTCGTTGAGAAGCTCAACGATTGTATCGATGTTTCCCATGTCATCCATGCGTTTTACAACATCGAGATATGTGGGATTTAAGTTACCAAGTGAAGCCATTTATCTCTCCTTATTGAGATTTTTTCTGCATAGAAGAATAGAACTTAGAAAGAGGATCTTTTTCCTCATTTGACATTCCACCCTTCACGAACTTTCCTTCCGAGACTGCCCTCCCTATGGGTAGCAATCCTTTCAGGATATCCAGATCCTTGTCCAATCCAGCCTGTTTCAGTTTGGCATATCCAGCATCACCAAAAAGATGCTTAACTGCCTGATCAACCGTAGACTTGTTGATTGCAAAATCCTGACCCCAATCCTTTTGGATTGCCGCATCACGTTCTGCATCAAGCTTTGCTCGTTGATCCTGATTTGACTTCAGGATTGCAAGACTTTGTTTTGTCAGTTCAGAGAAGGTCTTAGAGGCTTGATCTTTTGAAAGACCAGCATCTAGGAAGGACTTTTTATAGAAATCCTGAACTTCTTTTGGAAGCTTCAGTTGATCTAAAACAGTCTTGTCCAACTCGTATTCTGACACATCCTTGGGTACTTCAAAGGCTTTAACCTTCGACTCAAGATCTGCTAGCTTTGTTCCCCGGTCCTTGTAGTCCTTGAAAAGGTCGTCCAATTTGGCCTTCCCCTTCAGCGACTCGTCGCTCCGGTACTCCTTTGAAAGCTGATCCACCCATTTACCAGTTTCACTCTGGTTGGATGTTGTGATCCCTTCATTATCACTTTCCAATTGGTCAGTGTTTAATGACTGGATCGGATCTATCACATCACTCATCTTCATTCGCCTTTGTATCTCGCAAAGGTGTTCTTGGAAGCCTTACAAGAGCATTGACGTAATCCGCTTGGAAACGCCCATGACCAGTGTATAAGTCCAAGTCCCCAAGGAGCTTGATACCAAACTGCTGGACGGCTATACGTCCTTGATCTGATTGTGGGGTGAACACCCCCATCTCTGTCAAGAGATAGCCAAGAAAAGCTTCACCTTCTGGAGTGCCTATAATCTTGTTTATATAGGTTTTAAGAAGTGGACTCACTGTTGCATCTGCTGTTGTTTCATAAGTCTTTCCATAGGAGATCCGGGTTCAGGAGACTTGCTTGCTTGAGAAGCATATTGTCCGGCAACAGTAGTAGCTTGAGCCTGTTGTTGTGCTTGCATCATGGCCTGTTGCTGTTGCGCTCTAGACTGACGGATCTGAGCCACAATCTTATCATCAAGAATTAGACTGACACTATTGTTAGCGTCAGCAATCAATTTGGCATAACTATCAACATCGAGAAGATCCAATACTTCTGGTTTGAACTGGGCAATTGGAAGAATATCCTGCATTGCTTTCTGAGGACCAGAAATCTTGTGATAACGCTTTTGTGCTTGAGCAAGAGGCCCAACATAGTTAAAAGTGAACTTGATCGGCCTTCCTCTGCTTCCGGGCATTATGGGTCTTGGAACAATGCCGTTCTGGATATCCTCATAGAATATATTCTCAAGTAAAATGTCCAGAACTCCAGAAGTGTAACTGGATGAGATCGAACTGATGACAGCAGATTTTTCGGACTGAAGTTCCATAACCTCGGTAGCCGTACGCTGGCGTGCATCCATCTGATTAAGCATCAGGAAGTAGTCAACAAAGTAGTGCTTCTCCACGGCTTGTCGTAGTCGGTCTGCTTGATCCTGTCCGATTGGGTAGTTGATTCCAGAGATAAGCGGTTGCATGGCACTGGACTGACCAGATATGTAGTTACGACCACCGGGAAACAGTTGTTCCTCACCTTGGATCTCAATCGGAACGGTCCACGGAGGATCTACAGCCTTGTTGGCGGCATCCATCAGTGTGCGTCCAGCCTGTTGCAGGATCTGACTATCACGCAGTGCATAGATACCGGGACCAACTCCCCATACCATTCCCGGTGCTACTTCTGGTCTCCAGATAAGATATGGGAAGCTATCAAAACCAGACTCATCTGCAATGAACCAGTTATCTTCCTCTAGTGCGTAGCAACTTGAGAAACGCTTCTTCATAGCAAGTGGACTTGAAGGATCATAGTCTGCCCTTGGCTCGACTGCATGTATAACCTTTGTATAATCACCAGCATTGTTTTTAATTCTGTTTAGAATGCGTTCGTTGAAGTTTGCATCTGGGAATCGGTGTGGAAGATGCCTGTTCTGGATGTAGAGTTCTCGGTATACAGTATCCACTTCACCGTAAGCATCCTCATCAATAAAATAGGTCTTGGTAGCAAGAACTTCGTACACATGATTGCCAGTCTCAGGGTTAACATGGCGATACATCGCACCAGTGCCATAATCACCAGCCTTCTTCACGAATATTGTTTCACGCTCGTAAAAGTTTGACTCATTGAACCTGTCATAGAAGTGTGCCTCAAGAGATTTGCAGTAACGCTCAAGATCCTTGGATCCCTGTGTGTAAGCATCGTTGTCTGTGACAACATCGATGTATGGGATTCCACGAGGAGTTACTGTTCCAACAAATGCAGAAGCAAATAGTCGGCTGGCATTGATTGTAGTTCCATCGTAGATCTTGTTTGAAAGCTGAAACTTAGGAGACTTCTGCTTAACATCCAGTGCGTATGGAAGTATAAACTGATCGATCAGATCCCAGACTTGCTCCAATGGCTGGCGTAGATCCTTCAGGTACTTGAGCCTGAGTTGCATATGCCTACCCTTGTCATTGCTTGCATAAGGCTGTGAATCAATCATCGAGTCTACCTCCGTCCGCTGGTTTGCCGGATCTAAAGCAACTGTCTACTTTTGTATACATATTGTCAATAGATTAAAATCCGTAAGTAGCTGGATCATAATCATTTTTCTTTTTTAACATCGAGATACTATTGTCATACACTAGTGTCTTAGGAAATGAAACTCCAACTTCCTGATCTACTATTCTGGACATACAGTCCATCATGTCATCATGAAGACTAGAGTGGTTGACGTTGAATGGAAACGCTCCCTTCTCATCTTGGAACTCCCTAAGTAGGTCTACATCCTTGCCATCCAATTGCCTGTAGAGAGCCTCGGTAGGCAGGTATACTCGATGCTGGGAGAACAATGGAACCAGACGCTTTATGCGGTCAATCTTCGATAGTCGGCCAGCAACCTCTTGGATCTGGAATCTATAGCCCTTCTGATCTTGGACCATCCTGATTGCCTCGATATCAGCTTGCATTCCATACTTCTCATATGCGACCGTTACCCTTCCTTTTTTTGCATATTTTTGATGTATACGGAATAACACATCTACTTTTTCCTGTAGGTTCAGCCTATCACGAACCCATTCCATGACGTAGTAGTTTTGATCTTGCCCTGCACAAACCACAGTAAAAACTGTGTAGTCAGACTTCTTGGTCTTTGAGTTGGCTGGATCTACTAGGATATAGTAGTTGCCTCTAGGTTCAGTCTTGGACCAAAACTCATCCCAGCTTGGATTGAATGTTGTTTCTCCTGTCTCTTCCTTGGTCATACCCTCCCAGATGTGAAGGTAGTCTTGGAAGTTCAACCTGCGAGAATTATCCATCTCCTTTCGTAGCTCTTCGGGGAACCAAGGATTGTCTCTCCAGTTGATTGTAACGCATACACAATCCTCATCATTGCGGCCACCAAATCTTCGGTGTGTCTCATCGGAGTTGGACTTTGGGTTGTAGCTGATCCAGATTTCACTGTTTGGTTTGCGGATTGTAGGGATGAGCAAATCCCACGAGTCTTTTGAGATGTTCTCAGCTTCTTCTACCCAGCAGATGTCCACTCCTTCCATAGACTTGATTGTTGTAGCGTTGTACCTGAGACCAGAGAATATGATTCTGGAACCGTTGTTACAGCAGATCTCTTGCTGGGTGTTGCTGAAAGACTTCTGTAGACCCATCATCTGGATCTGGTCTGTAAGAAGCTTGAATACAGATTCTTTCAGGGACTGCTGGATCTCTCTGGT